GTTGAACAACCAAGTGCACACCAACCGAGAAGCGTAACAATCGCTTGGACGGTTGACTCATTAGTCTTCTATGGGATTGCGTATTGGCAGGTAAAAGAAGTTTATTTTGATGATGGACGCCCTGCGCGCTTCCAATGGATTGCACCGGGTCGAGTTTCATTTGACACAGACCCACAAGATAATTTTATTACGCAATACTATGTTGACGGTAAAGCAGTGCCGATGTCTGGTCTTGGTTCGCTTGTTACTTTCCAAGGATTAGATGAAGGCGTTTTACAACGCGGTGCAAGAACTTTACGTTCCGCAATTGATTTAGAAACTGCCGCAAGACTTGCAACTGCAACCCCAATGCCCACTGGAGTCTTAAAGAATACTGGCGCAGATTTATCACCGGAAGAAGTGCAAGCAATTCTTGCAGCGTGGAAAGCAGCGCGCGAAAAGCGCAGCACTGCCTATTTGACTAGCACACTGGAATATCAACCAACTTCATTTTCACCGCGCGACATGATGTTCACGGATGCCATAACCACAATGGCTACGCAAGTTGCAAGAATGATGAATGTTCCTGCGTATTATATAAGTGCAGACCAAAACACAAGCATGACTTATGCAAATGTGCAAGATGAACGCCGTCAGTTTGTTTCACTTTCCCTCGCGCCATACGTCCACGCTATTGAAGACCGTTTGTCTATGGATGACATAACGGCGCGAGGAAACATTGTAAAGTTTGACGTTGAGGATGCTTTCCTTGCAGTAGATGCAATGCAGCGCCTTGCGGTCATTGAGAAAATGCTAACGCTTGGTTTGATTACGATTGAACAAGCAATGGAAATGGAAAACTTATCACCGAACGGAAACGAAACAAATGCACCTAACGTTCTCTAGTGAAATTGAGTGCTCAATCAGTGAGCGCACAATAAGCGGCAAGATTGTGCCGTTTGAAAATGAAATTGGCTATACAAGCGCCGGCAAGGTTGTTTTTGCAAAAGGTTCAATTGCAATACCAAGCAACCCAAAACCAAAATTACTTTTAGAGCATGACCCAAAAAAGCCAATTGGCCGTCTTGTATCTTTTTCAGAAAAAGAAGATGGTATTTATGCAACCTTCCGCGTGGCAAATACACAACGTGGTAGTGACGCCCTAGTTGAAGCCAGTGAACAATTACGTTCTGGCTTGAGCGTGGGTGTTGAAGTGGAAGATGGAAAGAAAGACGGTGACGTTTACCGCGTTATTTCTTCCAAAATGATTGAAACAAGTTTAGTTCAAGCCGCAGCGTTTAAGTCTGCTGAGGTTCTGAGCGTTGCCGCGTCTGAAGAAGAAGCGGAAAACAAACCAACCGAAAACGAAAGCGAGGCAGTCGTGGAGAATACTCCAGACACCGCAACCGTTGAGCAAGTGGCTGAAACCCCTGCGGTAGAGGCTGCACGCCCGACAGTTAGCGCACCAATTTACACAAAGCCGCGTTTGGAGTTCACCAAGGCCAAGTACCTTGAGAACACCCTTCGCGCAAAATTCCTAGGTGATGAAGACGCTGCAATGTATGTCAAGGCAGCCGATAATGAAACCACAACAGCACCGGGTATGGTTCCAACACGTCAACTTACTGAAGTTGTGAACCCACTATCAAACGCAGACCGTCCATTCATTGACTCAATCAGCCGTGGAACACTTCCGGATGCAGGTATGACTTTTGAAATTCCAAAAATCACCGCGGTTCCAACTGTTGACCAAATTGATGAAGACCAAGCAATTGCAGATACTCAACTAACTGCATCCTACATTTCTGTTAGCGTCAAGCCATTTAAGGGTCGCGCTATCACTACTGTTGAACTTATTGACCGTTCAAGCCCTGCTTTCTTTGATGAACTTGTTCGTCAAATGGAATTTGCTTATGCTAAGGAAACTGATACATACGTTTCCGGCGTTGTAGCAAATGACGGAGCGCTTAACGCAACTGGACAAGCAAACAGCGCAGATGGATTGTTAAAGTATATTTCTAGCGCAGCGGCAGCCGTTTACAAGGCTTCACTTGGATTCGCACGCAACATTGTTGTAACTCCAGAGCAATGGGCAAATATCATGTCCTACAATGATGGCGGACGCCCAATTTACATTGCAGCCAACCCACAGAACGCCGGCGGTGCACTAAGCCCTGATAGCGTACGTGGAACTGTTGCAGGTCTTGACCTTCGCGTTTCTCGTTTCCTTGTTGGCGCTGGTGGCGATAACACAGCCGATTACTCGATGGTTGTTGTAAATCCAGAGTCATACACATGGTATGAGTCACCACGCTTCCAGTTGAGAACAAATGTGAACTCGGATGGAACCATTGACTTGCTTTACTACGGCTTCGGAGCGGTTGCTTCGAAAGTAGGAGCCGGTGCAAACTGGTTCAACAAGTCCTGATTTGACTAAATAAAGTCAGTAAAGTTAGCCCGGCGCTTGTGCCCTAAGCGCCGGGTCTAACATAGAAAGGAAAGCATGCCCGCAACATATGTAACCGAAGCAGAACTACGCAGCGCACTTGGTATAGGTGCGTTGTATTCATCTGCCGTTGTTGAGGAAGTATGCCAAGCAGCAGAAAACGTAGTTAAATCAAAATTATGGTTTAACAAATATAGTGTTGTTGCACATGAGAGCACAACCAGCGTAGCAACTATTTACACAGACCAAGACCACGATTTTATTGTTGGACAAACAATTACAGTAGAAAACTGTGGAGCAAAATACAACGGAAGCAAAACCGTTACAGTAGTTGGAACAGATTATGTAAAGTACGCGGTCAATAATGCTACCGCGGAAGTTAAAAATGCTTTAGTACCGTGGGGAACGGTTTTTGGAACTACTCATATAGATTACGCGACATTGCCGGAAATCAATCAAGCCAGCCTTATGATTGCGGTAGATATATGGCAAGCGCGGCAGGCATCTAATGCAGGCGGCATTTCTCCAGACTTTCAGCCTTCCCCATACAGAATGGGTAACACTCTTATGGCTCGCGTTCGCGGGCTACTTGCGGACTACTTAGCACCGGGCGGTCAAGTAGGGTGAGCGCTATATCCACCCTGCGGGGAACAATCGCGGCCGCGCTGGTAGATAATGCAGTGTGGCAGGTGTTTTCCTTCCCGCCTGCCACGCCGCTTGCCAACAGTATCATTGTGCAGCCGGGTGACCCATACATTGAACCTTCTAATGACCATTACTCAACAGTAAAACCGCGTGTAAATTTCAAATTGATTGTAATTGCCCCAATGTTTGATAACCAAGGTAATCTTATTAATATAGAGGATTTTTATTTGAAATTGATGCAAAAACTCAGTGCATCCACAATTAGGTATTCTTTGGGGACATTTTCAGCACCGGCGGTTTTATCGGGCAACGGTGGCGAAATGTTAACCGGAGAAGTTACAATTAGCGTTCTATCAGATTGGAGTTAGTATGACCGACACAGAGAAAGAACGTGAGCGTTTTCTGATTAAAATCGGTCAGATTCCGCCAAAGCCAAAGGCTGAGCCAGCGGCAACAACAAAACCACTAAAGAAAGATAAGGAGCAGCCAAATGGCGATAATTCTTAACACTACCCTTGGCGTGAAAATTAACAACGTTGATTTTAGCGATTTGATAACTTCAGCCACACTAAATTATGCATTTGATGAACTTGAGGTCACTGCCATGGGTGACTCTGCGCACAAATACGTAAAAGGTTTGCAATCGGGGACTTTTACCGTGTCATTTATCAATGATGACGCGTCAAATGACATTTTAGATACACTTCTCACCGGATGGGGCACAAATCTTACAGTTAAATTGCTACAGCAAAAAGCCGTAGCGGTAGCAGATACAAACAAGTTGTATACATTTGATATTCTTGTTAACAACTTAACCCCAATTAACGGAACTCCCGGTGACCTCAGCACTCAAGATGTGACGTTCACAATCAATGGTGCGGTTACCGTATCAGATTCGGGCACATTCTAGTAGAAAGAAAAAGGGCACAAAATGTCAGCAAGTCTAAAAGTTGTTAGGGCAGATGGCACGGAGTCAATCCATGAGATTACTCCAGCCATAGAATATGCTTTTGAACAGTACGCCAAAAAGGGTTTTTACAAAGCCTTCAGGGAAGACCAAAAGCAATCAGACATTTACTGGCTTGCGTGGGAGTGCCTGCGCCGTGCGGGCGCTCCCAACATTCCGCCATTTGGTGATAAGTTTCTAGAAACGCTTAAAAGCGTTGAAGTAGCAGGTGACGATTCCCCAAATGGGTGACGCGTGATTCTTGGACGTACCGAATAGCCGAACTATCGGTACATTTAGGAATTGCGCCAAGCGAGTTCATTAATATGGATAATGCCATGTTAACGGCTATCTATAAGGTTTTGAAAAAGAAGGCGGAAGACCAAAAACATGCCAACCGTAGTAAAAGGCGTCACAGAGGCTAGGCGTGTTCTTTCTAAAGTTTCTCCAGAACTTTACAAGCAGATGAACGCTCGCATCACGGTTGGACTAAAAGACGTGCAAAATTTGGCACGTTCTGAAGTAGTGGACAATATATTTGGCTTACGCAACTTTACAGACACCGGGGTTGTAAGAGAAAGCCGGACTAGCCGCGCACGAGCATTTCCAATGTATAACGCTGCACTTGTGCGCAAGGGTTTGACCTATAGCATTGGTAAGCAAAAGCGAACCAATAATGGATTTACTGCGTTGTATTCAATGCTCAATAAATCTGCCGCAGGCGCGATTATAGAAACAGCCGGCAGATTAAATCCTTATGGTGATGAAAGAAGCCAGAGCAATAATAAAGATGCCGGCGCACATTTCATTAATGCCATAACTGGCACGTTTGGCGATTTGCAACAAACAGGCAAGACAAGAAAGACCCAAGGCCGCTTGATGGGTGATGCGGTTTCACAGCGTAAGGCTAAACTAACCCATGAGATTTTGCGCAGTATAGATGACACAATTGAAATACTACAAAGGCAGGTGAACGCAAACTAATGGCATTAGTCTTTCCAATCCTCAGCCAGTTTGATGACCGCGCAGCCAAAAAAGCAGATAAGACATTTGGTGCGTTAGGTAAAAAGTTTGCCGCTGTTTTCTCAGTTGCCGCAGTTGTTAGATTTGGCAAGGAGTCTGTTCGCGCATTTCAGGAAGCAGAAAAAGAAGCAGCACAATTACGCGCGCAACTAGAAGCCGTCAATCTAGGATTTGCTACAGATTTTGTAGATGATTACATTGATAACTTAGCGTTGCTTAGCGGCATTGCCGGCAATCAGTTGAATAGTGCGTTCATTACTTTGTCGCAGGCCACCGAAGATGTTACAACTGCACAAAAACTTCTCAATGCGTCATTAGACATTGCCGCTGGTACTTCAAAAGATTTGCGCACCGTATCAGTTGCATTGCAGTGAAGTTACTGCTCTAGCCCGTTTGAAGATTGGTTACACGGCAGCCGAATTAAAAGGCAGGGATTTTGATGATGTTCTTACAGAACTAACGGAGAAGTTTCGCGGCTCAGCAGCCAAGGCTGCCGATACCCTTGCAGGCAAAATGGCAAGGCTTGCCGAAGCAACAGACCAAGCAAAAGAAGCATTTGGTGCAGGATTTATTACCGGCCTAGAGAACAGCCAAGTTGCAATTGAAGATTATCAAAAAACGATTATTGATTTGGGAGATGCGTTTGGTCAGTTAACTGGTCAAGCGGTTGGTTTCTTTACAAGAACTATAAATGAAGTCACTGCTTCAATTGAGGAAAGCGACAGCGTATTTTCACGATTAGTTAAAAGCCTAGTTAAGAACCAAGCCGAAGCATCACGCCTAGAGGAAGAACGCGGACGTTCTGCGCTACGTCAGCGCAACGTAATTATTCGTGCTGAAGAAAAAGCATTGAAGGTAAGGCGAGAGAGCGCCAAGTTGGCGAACGCTGAGAAAAAGAACGCTGAAGCAATTGCTAAAGCCAAGGCAATGTTTGACATTGAGCAAATTCAGATTCAGGCTGCGCTACAAGGCAAGATTACTGAGGAAGAACGCACACGCCTATTGTTAATGAAAGCAATCATTGAGGAAAATGGCGTAGAAGCAGAACGACTAACTGCCAAACTTGAGAAATTACAAAAAGATACAGAAAAATTAGCAACGTCATTAGTGGAACTTCAAGCCGGTGACCCATTTGAAAAATGGGATGATTATTTCAAAGCAGCGGGCGATATGATTGCAGAATTGTTTGAAAAATTGCAATCACTTGCAATTGCAACAAACCAGATGCTCACACAGAGTCAAGCCACACAAGCAGCGCGTCAAGCAGGCGTTATTACAGCAAAAGAAGAAAAAGTCATTGCTTATGGT